TTGTACCTTTTCCTATGACGCATCTGCCAGTACTGCTTACACCCCACGTACTTCCTCTGGTTCTTCTTGTTGGTGATCAGGTAAACAAAACCAAAGTATTGATCAGGGTCAGCGACCCGTGTCTTGTCATCTCTAAAAGTCCAGTGCATTTCGTTCATGTCCTCCAGTGCTTGATCGTAGTCTTCTCCAAACCATACCTCATTACAAGTGTAACAGTAACCGTGGCTGTCATAGAAGACAAAACCGTTGGGAGAGGAACAGAACTTACACTCTTGGTAAGACAGTATGATAGATTGATCTGGTCTAGGGGCGGCGCTCAAAAGAAATCCTCCTCTACTCTGGGTTCCCGCTGTACATGGGTGAAGTACTCAGGTCCTCGGGAGTAGTTGTACTTCCTGAGACCTTGTCCGTTGTTAGAATCTTCCCAGCACTTTGACTTGAAGTCACAGTACTTACAGTTGAACCCCAGCTTCCTGTTACCTGATGCTTCTTCTACCTCTGAGTAGCACCGGGCAGGGGGAAGATCATGGGGCATGATCTCTTTCAGGTATGTTATTCTCTGCACCGGGTCCACTCTGTCCAGTGGTACCTCTAGTAGGTTGAGTCCTCCCCCGCTCTTGTCAATGGACAGGAAGTAACCCTTCTCTTTCTTCAGTGCTTTACCGTAGGAACTTAGCTGGTACAGGTAGCCAAAGGGATCGTCGCCCTTGAGTATGCTCCCGTCAACAAACTTTTTAAATCCATAAGGAGAGGCAGACTTAACATCCACCAGCTCACCGTCTATCATACAGTCTATGTGTCCCTTGACCTGCCCCACTGTTACTTCTTTCTGACAATCCTTTACACTGTGACCTGCTTCCTTGACAAGGAGAAGGACGAAAGCTTCTAGCAGATGACCAAAGCAGAACTTGATACGTGCATCTGTACTCAGAGGTTCTTTCTCGTACCCGTGGTAATCGTACCAGAGCTTTCTATCCTCTCTTCCAACCGCTGATAGTCTTAGCTTCCCCCTGTTGTCACGGTTGGTACTCTCTTCAAAAAAGTTTTCCATCACCTCCTTTATTTCTTCTAGGAAGACAGCAAGATTGTCCTTCGCTGGTCCCTTACCCTCTTCTAAACGACTGCTGATATCCACCAGAAGAGAATCAATCTTGCTGCCTACCATCTCCTAGAGCCCTTTGTCTTCGTTGGTCTCGTTGGAGAAGTCTTCATCTCCCGTGTACCCATTGTCCACGGCGGAGAAATCTTCGTGTGCTGGCCCATCGTAGGGTACCAGTTCAAGAACTTGGATAGCGTCTAGGTAGAACACGCTCTTACCTTCCCACTGTCCTTGCTCCATCTCTTTGGAACGGAAGAGAACATTGACCTTGCTCCCGTTACCAATGGCGGTGCCAGACATATCATTCTTCTGTGCGTCCACCACACGGGGGGCGGGAAGCTGCTTGCCATCTCGGGTGAAGGCGTTCTTCTTGAACTTGAAGAAGGGTCCACCGCTGGCATGGTTCTTCTTCTTCCCGTCCTTGACAGAGGCAGAGGGGTTCATGCCCTCTATCATCTTGACTGCCTTGGTATCCAACCCAAGGTCAAGGCACCACTCGGTGTCCTCTTTAGAAGTAGTCTGATACTTCTGTGCTGGTGATTGCGGATCAAGTTTTGCCCAGTAAGCTGTACCTTGTACAATTGGCATGTTATCTAAACTCCTTTAAGTTTACCCAGAATATTCTGGAATGTTTTGATGTTACAGTTCATAGCATCTTCAACGTAGGTTGTCAATACTTTTTTTCCCTTGCTTGTAATTTCACTGGACGATAGTTGGTGGTGCATCAGATCGTCTCGCTCCTGTGTTATCTCTGCTATCCTTTTGTAAGAGTCATACAACTGCTTCGTCACCTCAGATACATTGTGCTCCAGTGTCCTTACTGTTTCAACGTGGCCCATCTATTTAACCTCCTCTGGTTTGCTAAGTTTAAATAAAATATAGGGAGGGAAGTCAGACTGAGGTTCAATCAATAGTGCTGGAGATTTCTCCTGACTCCAAGGGGTATACCCCACGTACTCCCAAGTGTATCCCTTGTTTACCTGCTCTTCTACTTTGTCCTTGAACTCTGGGTTTGCCAGTCCAATCAAGGCCATCAGTGCTACTAAACTTACCATGTGCTATTCTCCTTTGCTTTGCTCGCCCTAGTGTGTCTCTGCCCAGTTGGTGCCTACGTTGTACTCACCTCCCAGTGGACAATTTAATTTGTAGTACTCTCCTGCCTTCTTGATACTTTCTATTCCCAGTGTACCTACCATATCCGACAGGGGTTTGTCAACCTCTAACTGCCATTCATCGTGAACATTTGCAACAAACTTTGCCCTCCCTGCACAAGGCGAAGACGCTAACTCCTTGTGAAAGATCAGGAGTGCTCGCTTCATCACCACCGCTGCTGCCCCTTGCAGTTGCGTGTTCAGGGCAGCGTGAGGTGACCTGATCCATAGCATCCTCCCGTCTAGTCCTCTGATGATCCCGCTTCTCTCAGCGGTCAGGATCACCCTGTGCCGTGCCTCTTGTAGCGCAGGGGTAGCCTCTAGAAAATTATCTATCAGTTCCTGCCCGTCCTTGGCACTGCCCTCCACTATGCTCCCGATCTTGGCAGCACCTGCACCGTAGAGGAATGCATAGATAAATGTTTTCGATTGGGAACGTGAGCTTAGACCTGCTCTCTCTTGGTTAGCTGTGTGTATGTCACCGGAGACCACGATCTCTGTGTACTCTGGATCGTTCATGTAGTGGCAGAGCATCCTCAGTTCAATGGAAGATGCATCTATGCCCACAAGGTTCTGCTTCCTAGGGTTGGAGGGTACCCATAGTCTTCTGCACTCCTTCCCATAGGGTGAGTAGACAGCGGGTACCTGTGCCATGTTAGGAGAGGCGTGGGCCATGCGCCCTGTGATTGTGCGAAGGGTTAGGACTTTCCCGTGTACCCTCCCTGTCTCAGGGTTGACGGCGTCTATCCAAGAGTTGATCTGTGCGATCCTCTTCTGCAGCATCATGTACCTGCCAACTATCTTGGCCTCTTCCATGTCAATGCCAGATAGAACACTCTCGTCTAGCACAGGGGTGCCTAGGTCAGTCTTCTTCACTGGTACCCAGCCCTTCTCCATCAGGCGTTCTCCCACCTGCTTGCGAGAACCCGGGTTAAAGGGGATGTACTTTACCTTGGTCTTCAGCTGTACTTCAGCAGGGGGAAAGACCTTCTGCATATCTTCCTTGATCTGTACCAGTTCATCGTTCAGTTCTGCCACCAGTATGCAGGCGTTCTCTTGGTCAAGGGCAAAGCCGTTGAGTTCCTGTTCGCTCAGTATCATGCGGACACGGTGCTCTAGTTTGATGGAGTCTCCACTGAACTTGTGTAGCTCAGTCTTCAGAACCTTGTATAGTTTACAAGTCAGCTTGGTGTCTTGCATACAGTACAGCCCCATCTTCTCTGTGTACCCTTGATAGAAGAGGGAAGGATCAAACTCTACCTTTGGGAAAGAGAGCTTCCTTCCCCATGCTTCAAGAGAGTGGCCCCCTTCTCTGACTGGGTTTGCAAGTTGGGAGAGGACCAGTGTATCGAGCATCTGCTCTGGTTCAAAACGTATACCCCAAAGAAGATCAAGTACGCGAAAGTCAAAGTGAATAGAGTTATGCCCAATAACCTTATCCGCTTGTGACGCAAGAGTTGTAAAGAGATTTCTCTCTTCCTCTGTGTATAGTTTAGCGATCTCCGTTGTAGTGCCATCCTTGTTATCCTCCACCATTACTGTGCCCACGCACCATATGCGGGTAGGGTTGAATCCATCTGTCTCTATGTCCAAGAACAATCGCTTCATCATAGTACCTCGTCAAAATCCTCTGCCTCTGTCTCGTCTGCGTCTGACCCTGCCTCTGTAGCAGGATCGTCTATCTGTGTCAAGCGCCCTGTGCCACGGTCATAGTGCAGGTGACAGGCGGGGCCGGTGAGCCCAGAGAAACGGTTCTTCAGTACCCGGATCAGGGTGACGTTACGCAGGTAAAGGTCAGGGTCTTGTCCGTTCCGCTCCAAGCCAAGTACCATGTTACTCAGTTGGCCTATGCCAGCGGTGCCTCTGAGTTCAGAGAGTGAGGTCTGTCCACCCTCCTCGTGTGGCTTACCAGCGGGGCGCTTGGAGTGACTGACCATGCCCAGCCATATGTCTAGCTCAATGGTCAGGGTCTTGAGCTTGGTTGCTATCTCGTCCAGTGCTTTCCGCTCATCGCCTGCGCTCTGGTCACTGACAAGGATAGAGATATGATCTAGGAAAATGTACTTACACCCGCAGGCGTGGCACATATACTTGATGGTATCTATGATGGTGTCTATATCGTTTGACCCAAAGGAATCAAAGAACACGTACCTGCCTGTGGCCAGAGTTTCCTCAAAGGAATTGTCCCACTCATCCTGCGTGTAATCGGTGGTGGGCAGGTGCAAGGGCTTACCAGCGGAGAGGCTCATCATCCCACGGGCAGCGTCCTCCAGTGGTTCCTCCAGAAAGAGAAGGCCAATGTTATCCTCGGTGTGCTGTTGAATGTGGAAGGCAAGTTCTCTAAGCACCTGCGTCTTGCCCATGCCAGAGCCACTGGTCAGTGTCCACATCTCTCCCTTACGGATGCCATAGGTCAGGTCTTGAAGGCCATCCCACGGGAGCGTCAGGCTGTCTGGCGTGGGTTGATTAAGCAGGCGCTCCAGTAGGTCCTCGCCTCTGACAATGTTGGCAGGGGTATACCGCTCAGAGGCAAACCACCTCCGGGTGAAGTCAGCGGAACGGTTCTCCATCAGGTAGTCGGAGGGGTCCTTGCCCTCGTCTAGCGTGACTACCTTGCTCTTGTTAGGGAACAGCTTGGACACTTGGTTAGCCGCCTGCGTACCGCTCTCGTCACGGTCAAAGCAGATGACAATCTCCTTGAAGGAGTTGAGAAAGTTATAGTTATTCTTGCAGTCCTTCAGTGCATTCCCTGCCCCGCCCTTGATGGAGACAACAGGGTAGCGTGAGCCTAGTAGCTGGTACGTGGAGAGCGCATCTAGCTCACCCTCCACCAGAGTGACAGCTCTGGCAGTGGAAGACCCAAAGACCTGTTGTCCAAAGAGGACGGTTTCTTTTGGTGCTCCCTCCCACTTGAAAGACTTGGCCCTGCCTCTGACCTTATTGGCCACGTGGCTCCCGTCCTTGTCATAGTAAGGGTAGTAGTGTCCTAGTTCTACCCCGTCCTGTACATTGACAGTGACATTGAACAGCTTGCAGGTCTCTTTAGTTATTTTTCTTTTACTAATATCTGTAAAGGTACCCTTGTTAAGGGAGACAGAAGAAGAGAAATCCTCTGTGCTTTCTTCTTCTACCTTCTCGGGGGCTACTCCGTACTGATCTAACATCTCTTGCATCTCCTTTGGTAGTTCACTATTGCTAAATCTTTTCTTCTCATTCTTACAAGCGTAAGAGAAACAGAAGCCGTGACCATCAGGGTACAGAGCAAAGGCATCTGAACTGTTACCGCAAGGGCAACGATGGTGGGTCACCAGTGCTTCTTCTTGTTCAGTATCTTCTAGCATAGTATCTCCTTAAAGTAAAGCTAATAGAAAGACAAAGATAAGTACCCCGAAAGGACTGAGAAGAAAGTATAAGAGAACGATCAGAGGATTGTCAAGAGGATGATTAGAAGAATTATTCTTTTTGGTTTTCATCCTTCTCTATATCCTCCCTGTAGCATAGCTACTACCATCAAAATTACCCTGTGTCAACCCCGTATATTGTCGCACCTGTGTAGTTGTACCCGTGGTGAACCAGTCAGGTGTAGAACAGTAAGCCCACTTAGCAAAGCCTGCCTTCTCCCCTATGTAGTAGTCCCGNTAGGCCTTGACAGCATCATCTGGTACCTTGTACTGNTCAGGCATACACTGNGGTGGTTGTGTGTACTCCCCGCTGTCAGTGATAGAGTGCGGAGGTGTACGCAAGATTTCTCTGAACTTTTTATCTGTCAGGTGTACCTTGTTGTACCTACTGGTGTACTCATTGCAGAGAAACTTGAACAGGTGATAGGTCCATTCGTACTGGAGGCGTGATCCTCTGACCCACTTGGTAGAGGGGTGGTTGAGGTGGGCAGTCTTGTACATACCTTTCTGGTCTGCCTCGGTGTCACCGTCTAGCACACGGTGAGCAGTGCATAGCATCTGCGCTGTCTCCAAGATCATCTTGACGCAGTGCTTATCACAGTGCATCTCCGCAGCGGTGAGCGGATCAGGATGGAGAAAAAAGATGTTCATTCTGTACCTCCGTTGAGTCATAATCTGTGATGCATGTATACATGATGTCGTTAAGTATTTGTCTAAACTCTTCTTGCGAATACTTGTTAATACTTACATCTTTCATTAGGTCTGTCATTCTAAAAACGTCTGACAGTGATAGGCTTTTCTTAAACATTAGTCAATCCCTTTCTCTTTCCAGAATAGTCCTGTCCATTTACCCTTGGCCCACGGTGACAGGCAAGACCAAGTGAAAGACATATCAGGTCTGGCGTGGTACCATTT